ATTTAAAGAACTCCGGCAAAAATTCTCATCCTTTGACGCAAATGGAAACCCGTCGATTCCTCCGCAAAAAAGCGCGCTATTTCGTCCACTCGTGAATTCACTGATGCGTATGGACCGTGCGCTTCGATGGATTATTCCCATCGTGAAAACCCGGAAAGTGATTTACGATATTCCGATTGATGAGAGGACCGCTTTAGAAATGGATATTGTGGCGCGACTTATCCAGGATGAGCGAGAGGCGGAAAATGAACTTCAGCGTCAATGGCACGACGGATCTATTACTTATGCGCAATATATGTCAAATCTCTCGGCGAGATATTTTACACCTCAGGATGCCCCCCGTTATACTCACGATGTTGTAAATGTACAACAAGTGAACGATAATATAACTTCAATTATAGACAATCTCGACGACTTTTATTCATCGGTTGTCACGGGTGAAGAAATCAAACGGCGTAGGTTCGTTATTCAGAAATATAATCTCGGTCTCTCGAAAATACAGTCTGCCCGGGGGTATGGCGGCGGTGGCGGTGGCGGCGGTGGCGCGGACGAGGGCGGCCCCGTCCTCAAACGAACCACCGAATTTGTACCTCTCACACCCAACGACCGAATGAATATCACCGGATTTATGACATTTCCAGAACCCATTATTTATTACTCGCGGATAACTCTTCCCAGTATTAATATCTTGGATAAATCAGACCTTAATACCAAGCAAGTACATTATTGGGATATGTTGCGCCAGATGATGACTGTCACGACACACGAAGTCGCCGACCTGAATACTCCTCTCGACCTAAATGCGCATAACTTCCTCCGCGAGGTCAAGCGGTTTATTCTTGAACCCGGTCTAAATGAACGCGATAAATACCGCAAGTTTCTGGATGTTATAATACCTAAAACCCGTAATATTTTTGATATGATGCGTCAGTATATTCACGGACGCCTTACATTACAAGATGTCCTTGCGTTTATTGAGCCTTTTTTGATTTATCAGGAAGACCTTAATGTGAAACAATATGATGAGATTGTCGCGTTTTTATATGAGCGCGTGCTTGAATATAAGCGTAATTATGCGACGAATTTCCGTAAATTCGGGCGTCTACGTTCATTTCAGTATCACGTTCGATACCTTGGTGTATCGATGATTTATAAACTGATTGTATCGGGTAAAATGATGGATGCGGATGTATTTAAAGCGTATGGATTCCAGGACGTTCAAGTCCGATCAGGAGGTGCGGCTGCGGCGGGCGCTCTCGATGACAGACAACGCCAACAGATGCGCGGTAGATCATATGCGGCCGGACTGGCAGAACAAACTGAGTATAATGATAACCTTCTCTCGTCGTCCGAACTTCTCTCGCGGATGTTGGCGCTTGATTATGCGAAGTTATATATGGACGCTGTCGCGATAACTACTACTGAACTTATTACACCGTTTGATTTTAATCTGGTATTGGGTGAACAAAGTGATAAATTGCGTTCCGCAGGGGCGATGGTTGGCGGCGCAGGTAAGGGCGCAGGGGGCGGGGGCGGTGGCGGTGCGGCCGCGGGGGGTGGTGACGGTAGTGGTCCAAAGCGGTTTGGACTCGTTCTCTCGAAGAATTATCCCAATGAAGACGCAATCAAAGAAGATAATGACGGTGATATTCCTGTGTATTTTGATAAGAAATATGATACTACTGATTATGCGTTTATAGAATCCTATCGCGACCAGCAAGAACAAATGAGCAGTACAGATTTCAATATGTTTATCATAGATGAATTAATCAAGAATAAGAAAATGACGTTTGATGAAGCTAAGAAAGAGGCCGAAGCGATCTTGATTGGGCCGGGGATGCGGCCGGTAAATGAAGGTGATTACGCTGTGGTTGAAGTAGACGAATACGTCGAGCCGGATATGTCGAAAAAAGGTTATCAGGGCGATCCGCTCGGTGAAATGGAAACCAAGTTCTTATATTTTAAACGCGAAGGTGGAAAATGGGTGCGTGATACAAGTATTCCCGCAGTTATACCAAGCAGTGACCGGAACTATTTCTGTAATGTAGACCGTGATTGTCTTCCTTTTGCGATGGACGCAGCGAAGAATTTGATGGCGCAAGAAGCCGAGTTAGGCGAAGGAGGCGCGGCCGCGGGTGGCGGCGGCGGTGGTGGTGGAGGAGTACAGGCTATCGCACATATAACCAGCAAGGAAGGTGCCGACTCAATCAAGAAAGCATTCCTGGATAAAATGAAGTCAGAGTTTGACGCGAAATATCAAGTAACACGAGAGAATTTTACTGAATTCGTGAATCGGAAATTTGAATACGACCTGAAAAATATCGCGCGGATTATGGAGATACAGCATAAAGAGTTTTATAAATACAATGACCGTAAATACAAACTCGGGGTTCACTCTGCGGCGGGCGCAGGTGGTGGTGGTGCGGCGGGCGCCGACGACGTCGACGATGATTTCGACGCAATTATTTCGCCGATGGAGCCGTTGAAAGACAAGATTGTCGCTCAAACCGATTTCGTGAAACGTCAATACGACCTTATGCAGTTTATCACCAGCTTTACACGCAAGGCCAATGAGATTATGGACGAGGATCCACACTGGTTATACTGTATTAAATCCAACGCAAAATTACTTCCTTCATTTTACGAGGCGATTGCGATTGCGTTTATTCAGTCGCAGGGAGGCTCAACCGGGGTAGCTGCCGTGAGTAGTCTCAATGTTGTCATCGATACGATTTGTAAAGAGCGTGGAACGATTAGTGACGATGGCGAAGCGTGGGTTGATAAGTATAGTGGTGCTATTATAAAGGTAATCGAGCACGAAAATGAAGAGGGGTTTGATGATGCGGGTTTTCGATTAGTAACGAGAGATATGATCGAAGCGGATATTGGTCAAGGAATATTGAAAGTTGCGAAACCGGCTGCTGGTGGAGCAGCAGGAGCAGCAGCAGCTGGTGGAGGAGGACTCCACGGATTGAGTATTGTTGAAAAATATGACAGCCCTAATGCGAAAATAATTAATAACATAATCACCACAATGACTGGATATATGGGAATTGAACTACACCAAGAACGCGAATTTATTATTCAAAACACACTCACACTCCTTGATTCATCTGTTCCACCAGAAGAAGCATATCGCTTGCGATCCGAGAAACTGTTCCGAGAGAAAGGCAAGCATCTACCACCCTATAAAGAGACGTTTTTTCAGACACTTCTTCTACTTACACTCGCGTATCTTACTGTCGCAATTCAGTGCGCTATTCCGTCCCCAAAGACGCGGAAGACCCACGCTGGATGTATACGTTCATTTTCTGGGTATCCACTTGACGGTGAGGGGGATACATCTGGTATGATGTATATTGCGTGTATTGCGTACAAAATCAAGACGAGTATCGAGCCCTGGAATACGTTGAAATCGTTCAAAAAGGAAGGCGATATTCTCGCAAAGTTGAAGACGCTTATAGACACACTTATTATCACTAAACCGGCGATGAAGGAGCGAATGGAGGCGAAACGCGAGTATTTACGGGCAGGTGCGGCGGGCGGCGGCGGCGGAGGCGAAGCCGTTCCAGAAGAACTTTCCATACAGCGTTGGGCGAACTTTATGCCACCTATGAAATCTCTCGATAATATGCCGACGCCCCAAAATGTCGCAGCGGATTTCGCCGACCAGCTTATCACAGATATGAAACGTGGATATGACGGTCAACACGTTAAACTCTCTGTCCTTGAAAGTAAATGTCTCTATTTTTCGTTATCTATCCAGCAGATGATACACTCTGTCGTGAAGAATAGCAGCCCCCTTCTTCTGAATATGGCGAGCGAACCCTTCCTGGAAAACGCGTGCTGTAATGAGCCCGTGGATCGACGTAGCCAACGCACGATTGACTATTTTATGGGTCGTGAACAGAATATCCACCATAACAACCGGATTATCGCATTCTTAACGAAGACGGCGAGAGAAATGGCGCTGATGACACGGGCAACGACGATAATGGATAACCGGAATACCCGGTTTCAATATCCAAATATCCCTGCGGAATTCAATGAACAGACTGTTTATCGCGCGTTTATTCACTATTGTCGGATGAATCAGGTCCACCATCACCATCACCATCACCATCACCACCAATCGAATCTGCTTGGCCCAGCAGCATCCGAAGGACAAGGCAATCCCGTCGCCACAGCATTATATTTATACCCAGAGTTACGAGAGATTTGCCCAGCACATCCCCAAGATTGGAGCCCAAGTGATATTATTGAAGATAAAATCCGTAAATTGAAACGCGATTCTACTATTTTCGATACATCCAGCCTTGCGCGACTTTTGCGTGTTGTAAACGGACACACAATGACCGACGCGAAATATGCTCTCGCCAGTAAGACGCGTCCAATGGAACCGGTTCCATTCCAGAAATTTCAGGATGCTATTCTTCATCTTGAGAGAAACCATGCTAGCAGTGCGACCGGACCTGCCGCCACCAGCGCCGCTACAGAAACATCGGCGCTTGACCAATGTATTATTCCTGACGAATTACGCGCTCTTCTACTGGCCCTCATTAATTCACCCAATCCCGCATATGTCCAAGAAGATACCGAAGAAATGCGAGAGCTGAAGAATTATTTACATAGAGCAAATGAAGAGATGAAAGCGTCAGTTCTCGGGTTTCTTCAACAGAATGGTAAACAAAACAAATCTAAGTTTCGAGAGATTGAGAAAATCCTGGATAATCTGATGAGGTTTGAAATCAATAAAAGCAACACAGTGTTAATGTCTGCGACAGATGAAACCGTCGCGAAATGTATCCAGTTTATTCGAAATACACTTACGCGTCTTATTGATGTTATTCCGTCGATTATCCAGAATGGAGTTGATTTTGATGATACGAATATCCCGAAACATTGGGGATTATCAACGACACATATGAAGGATGTCAAGACGATTATTTCATCACATTATACATCCTTGAAGACATTTTATAATGACCGAGTTATCAAGGAAGTGATACGCCACGCAGAAACCCACGTTCGCGATCTGAAAGTGATGATGGAAAATACGCCGTTTATGGCAGAGGTATTTTTCGATGAAGTTAAGGATGCGAATATTGCGGCAGCCGCCGCGGCACTGGCAGTACAGAGTCAAGGCAGACTGGCGGGTGCGGCGGCGGCTTCGAGGTTGGTTCCGCGTGAAGTCGATATTGAAAAAGAACTTGGTGAACGTGTTGCGCATTCCACACGTAAAAATATCTTCACAATGTATTCGGTATTTGACCGTAGTATTGTATGTAATTTGTATATGTTCTACTTCCTTTCATTTATGCGCACGTATATTCATCTCGTCATTGAAACACCTATTACGATTTATCAGTCCGAACCCACAAAGCTTATTCGTAAATCCGCAAAACAGATGAGTATGAGTGCGGATGCGGCAAAGAAGTCACGACGTGCTGGCGGCGCAGGTGGCGGAGGTGCCGGCGCAATTACCAGAAAATCCGCATATGAAGAAGACGAAGATGATGCCGAAGACGAAATAGATCCACAATCACGCCTGTATTCATCCGAGTCCGGGTCATTAAATAAACGACAACTTGTCAGTGATATGGATATGGTGATGGGCGATAAGAAGGCACTTGGACAACGCGTTTCCGAACTACTTATCGTGTACCTGCGAATGATTGAAAAAGATAAATCCGCGATCGATTTCAACCTTGCTAATATCAAGGAGAAACTTACCCGTGTTAAGGATAAAGAGAAGGACGGGGTTGTCGAGAGAATAGGTGCGATGTCTGTCGGTGAACGTCAACTGGAGAATCTGATGAAGACGCACAAAATGGGAATATGGAGCCGTGGTACGTCGCAAACTGGTGTTGTAATTTACGACCAGGATTATTATGATGAAGAGCGTGACGAGATGGAGAAAATCGCGCAAAAAGAGCGCCTGCTAGGTCGACGTGATTATGTCACGGATATGAACCGAGATATTTATGTGATGGACGCTCTGGAGGAGGACCGCATCGCTGCGGAAATCGAGGGACACGAATTGGATATGTCGACCGGTATTCCAGATGATGATGATGCGGAGGATGATGATGCCGCGTATATCCACAAGCACGACGATGAAGGGGACGGCGGTGACGGTGGTGGTGAGGGTGATGATTAATAATGAAAATATAAAGAGACACGCGCGCACGCGCGCACGCACGCGCGACGTTTAGTATTTTTTATTCAGGACAAAACCAGAATAAAAAGTAATATCATTATATTAGTAGAAGTAGAAGAGTATGTTCGCGATTAAGCCATTTATTCGGAATAATCTAGCCGGTTCAGCAATTGTATTGTATGTTATTATATTTATGTTGATCCAATATGCTAATCCAGCATTTATTTATAATGATGACGGGTCCCTTCGGGAATTTGGAGTAGGGTATTCTAGCAAGACGGTGTTTCCGATTTGGCTCGTTGCGATTATATTAGGAATTCTCTCGTATCTATTTGTTTATTATGTGTCCCGTCCAATAGTGCGGATACTTGTGTAACGTTGTTCGAACTTCGCTCGTTTCACCTCCGCGATGCTTCGGTTCCACTCGCTTCGTTCTCACCCTGGCTCGCGTCGCTCCAGTCCTTTCACCTCCGCGTTGCTTCGGTTCCACTCCCTCCGCTCCGCTCGTATCGCTCGCTTTATTCGAACTCCGCTCGTTCTCACCTTGTCTCGCGTCGCTTCGGTCCTTTCACCTCTGCGTTGCTTCGGTTCCACTCCCTCCGCTCCGCTCGTGGCCGGTTCGCGATTTTATCACATTTTTCATAATTTCCGTCAGATAATGCGAGAGATACGAGCGGAAGCGGAGCGATTGGAGTCGCAGACGCAAAGAGCAAAGCAACGCGAGTCTGGGTGAAAACGAAGCGAGTGGAACCGACGCATCGCGGAGGTGAAACGAACGCAGTTTGAACTACGTTCAACTAGTGATGGTCAATATTTTGTTCTTCTCTTTCGCCGCAGCCGCCGCCGATACATCTTGTTTCTCTTTGAGCACCTGTGCGCGTATCTTCTGTTGTTCAGGTGTAAAAGAACAACCAATATTCAGTAAATAATTATAACTAATCGAAACCACCAAAAGGCCGCATAATACCAACCAGACGAATTCGCCAACAATTGTTTTCATCAATAAGAATTTCCGAATTTTATCTAAGTCGTCTACTTGAGCGGATGCTCGAATAAGACGCGACTCTTTAAAACCGTCCCAAAACCGGTCAAGATTATCTATATTAAGTTCGTTTAATAAGATCGACTGGTCGCTATAGATTTGTTCTAAAGCGCGTCCAATATCGCGCTTATTAGCTACGTCATCTTTTGGTATATCCGCACTATTATCATCGCCACTTCCAGCACCACCAGATGCGGATTTTGGCGCTAAATCAAACTGCGGAGTCAAAATACGATTAAATACATCTTTTAAATCAGTGATTACTGATACGAATATATAACCAAATGTATTACTGAACGGAGTCAACCAACCGGGGAATACGATAAGCGCCGATTTTAAGATACCTAATACCACGAACCACGGGACTATCGTCGCCCATAACGCGGTTTTTTGTTGGTCAAACCCGCATATATCTTTTGACATTGCCAAATTGATGAAATATTCGCCGATTAGTAATACAAGGAAGAATATAAATGTTATCCCGCCAGTTAAATGGCCATTTTTAGTATATTTATAATAACTATATCCGCAAAACACGGCAAGAAAGAAAACAATAGCTACAGTTGAACTTAATTCTGCCATTTTGATGAGTTGTCAGCTAATTACAATATATGGCGATTATTATCTAGTGTTATTTACCGGTATTTACCGGTATTTACCGGTATTAATTCGTTAAACATTGCGTCTTTCTTTTTTGGTATATAGTAATATGGATCATAATGCGCCGTCTCCCGCACTTACCGAACCAGGTGTCCGGTATTTTTTAAGTAAATCTCTCGAACAGTGTCATAAAATCAAAGATTTTCACAACACACGGTCGTTTAATTTTATGATGAGCATAGCATTTGTGGCTTGTTTAGGCGCATTACTGTATATTCGTTATAAAGGCAAACCTACTCCGGAAGAAGTAGAGGCAAAGAAACGACGGCAACAAGAATACATTCTCTCGAAACTTAAAATGGTAAACGCGACACATTACGCGCAAAGTAAGGGAATCCCAATGGATTGTCGTACACACCCCGCGGGGAATGGAATGGGAATGCTTACCAATCTGCCTGCGTGGAAAGGACCAGACGAGGAATATTATACGCGTAAATACGCGTGAATGTTACGACAATGACTACGACAATGACGACGACAATGACTACGACAATGACTACGACAATGACTATTTGCGATTAACAAACAAATAATAATATAATTGTTATAGTATTATATATAACAATTATTCGAACTTGAATTAAATACTTATTCGTGTAAATACGTACATACAATATGAGCCATCACACAGCGATTTACCAAGACTTACACGAGGCAATACAAGAACGGAGTTATCAAATGGGCGGAGGCGGCGGCGGCGCAGCGTCTCGTGCGATCGCCCAAAAAAAGACTCAGGATACCCGCGATAATCTGAAAAAGGCAACCCGTGTTCTTCTCGAAATGTCACGCAAGCAAGAAGACGCGCTTAAAAAGCATATTCAACGCGCAGCTGATCCCAACGAGTTCCGTGGGTTGATATACCCCTACCAACTCATCCCCGAGGAAGATCGCGTGAAAATCAACGACGCAGTCCACGGGTATTATTCGATGAAGGATAAATACAATTCTGCTCTTGAAAAACGTCGTCAACGTCTAATAAATGACCCCATAATAAATTGGAAAACACTGTCCGCACAACAAAAAGTCAAACGACTCGCAATGATTAAACCCGCGTGTATTGTGTGTAAACAAGATGGTGGGTCAA